TGTTCTGATAGCTAAGAATTCATTTTTAGTATACTCAATACCATTACTCATTAACAAATATAAACCACGATCAGGAACAGTCATATATTCTAGACGATCGTTGAACATATAAGTCTCATTTAATTTATCTCGTCTCCATTGATCTGTCTGTTCGATATATGAAGCGTTTTGTTCATCTCCAAACTTACCTAGATCATGATTAATAGCTGAGAATACTAGTTCCTCAGTTGTGTAAGTATCTACCATTCCAAACTCACGCCATACTTGGTCTAGTTTAAGAGCAGCTTCAATTACTCGATTTACGTGGTCAATATAACCACCTGGGAAACAGTTATGATATTGACTCTTATGCGACGCCGGCATCATAACGAAACGCTCCTCATATTTAAGATAGAAGTCTTTAAGTTTTTTGCCTCGATCACCTGAGATATAAGTGTCAATATATCCTAGAAATTTATCCCAATTGTCTTTAATTTGTTCTGGAGTTAACATAACTTTTATTTAGTTTTGTGTTTCGGCGTTAATTAATGTTCTAATTTCTTCAACTTTGTCTTTTAAAGCACTAAGCATTTCTTTAGCTAATAACGCTGTGAATTTAGGGTTTGAAAATTGAGCTCCAAATCCGTTTAACATGTTTTCAAGTTGATCTAATTTACGCTCAACTGGTTCTTTATATCTCATATATATTGTTTTATAATACCTACTAACTGAGGTATTGTATCGAATGTACGTAAAGTATCTGATGCTTCCAACTTCGTCTCAGGTACAATAGTGATTATATTATTGTTTGATTCAATGAATACAATTGGGTATGATTCTGTTTTGAACTTCTCCTCTATTTGATCAGCAAAATCAGAAAATTGATCAGCATCAATGTTATCATAGGTTATTCCGCAACCGTTCAATTCACTTTTCAACCAATCGCAATAATCACATCCACTCAATGTCAATACTCTTATTCCTACTTTCTTATTCTCATTACTCATAAGTAACTAATTATTTATTAGTGCTTGTAAAAAATATGGAAAAATCTCTGGGATTCCAAGCTTTCTTATAGCGGTCATCCAAATATCTCCAACGGCCTTTACCGGGGATTTAACGGGGTAAATTGTGTTATATAAATATATATGAACCATAGAAGATAACCGTTTAAAGTGGGGGTAAGGTATATTTATCGCCTAATTTTTTTACTGTGGATATGGCGTCGCGAGAGTGCATATAAAACATTTCTCTATTGCCCGCAACTCGAACCGCGTCCAAATGTTCATGAAGTTCCTGTTCTAATTTATATGAATTAAAACATTTAAATGAAAACACGGGAATCCAAGGTGTAGGTACACCTGTTGCACCTGAAATTTCTTTTGCTCGTTCTTCTACATCACGTACTGTCATTCCTATTTTAACCATATCGGGCATTGACTTGTTCACAAGTACATAAACATACTCGGTGGGAACTAAATCACCACTTTGATCAATAGGTGAATCTTGATAGTAATGAACAAACTCCCAACCCGGACTAGCCGGATCAGGAGTTAAAGTAAAGGCAACTGATTTTCTGCAAACTTCTTCTGGCGATAACTTATCTGAGTCTAACAACTTATAAAAGTGTGCTTGTTCATTTGTTATACGTTTTAGGTCTGCCATATTATTTAGTTATATATTTCACTAATTCTTTATTCAACATCATTAACTTAAATTTACTTGGATTACTGTTATAAATTGACTTAACCATATTATAACAAACATCTGTAGCAAATATTTTCTCGGTAACAATCTTACTGATACGTTCAATAAGTGGTTTCTCAACAGTATTTTCTTTTGAGAAAAACTCTAAATAGTTAGACACCCTTGTACCTAATGTTGACGCAATATCAGCTCTATATTCTTTATCTTTACCAACTAAACTCTTAAGTGTGTTCATTACATACTGTTCATCTTGTGACAAGATATTTTCAGGTGAAATCATCTTATCCAATTTATTATTAATGAACATAGTAAATAAAGTACTAAATTCAGAACCAACACTACCTTCTCCAATCATTTGAATTAATGGTAATTGGTCTTCGAATGTTTTAATTGAACTAATACTATTAAAGAACATACTAACACTTCTACTGTTAACTTCCTTAGTTACTAATTCTGGATGCATCAACATAAAGTTAATACAACGGCCATCTAGTTTAGCTTGTTCAGCCCACTTACCCCAACATTTAAGATCAAACTTTAAGTTAACACTAATAAATCTCGTTTTCTGAGCATTGTCAATACTGTTAACTAAATAGTCTCCATTATCAGGATTCGCAGTTAATATGATATGCCAATCTTTAGGTAACTTCCAACTAATATATTGTTGGCGGTCAATTAGCTCCATTACAGCTTGAATGAATCTCATATCAGCTCTATTCCAGTCATCTAATAATAGAATACCACCATTTGCTTTACCACTGATCCATTCTGGTGGACAGTAACTCATACGATTCAAACCTGTTGATTCAAATCCTTTCTTACGATAATCCTCAACTGAATTTTCATCTACCCATTCAGTCACTTTTTTATCTTTCATTTCAAACTGACGAATTGGAAAACCAACCAAGTCACCAATTTCTTCAATTTGTGCAAGGTTCAATTTAACGAAATTCAAACCTAATTCATCTGCTAGTTGGACGATAGAAGATGTTTTACCAATACCACTATCACCTATAACTTCAGTTGATACCATTGGTTTATTGTTTTCTTGTAGATAACGGTTGTTATCAATAATGTGTTTCAAGAAGTCCTTTAATTCATTAACATTTAATGATACGGACGCGTTCTGTTTTTTACTACTTTTAGCCATTTACTTTATTTTTTAATTATACTTAAATTTAAATTCATTGCTGAGGTCATTATATGGATCATATGGAAACCATTCTCCACTATCAAAATCTGAACTGTCCTCAACTATTATATACTTTTCTGATATCATAATATTGCTCGTGACTATTATATAAGTGAACCGAGCACGAATCTCATTTTTATTGTTCGTGAATAATGCGAAGTGTAAACCCCAACATTTATTATTTAGCTGATTAACAAACTCAGCTATGTTCACATCAGTGAAATCAGCATTATTAAGAATAGCTAAACCCATTCTAATATTATCCTGGTCTTCACTATTAAACATGTTAGTTAATAGTTCAACAGTGTCATTATCTAACACATGTATATTTTCCATTATGCCTTAATTTGCACTTTAGCACCTGGTAAATCTTCATTGATACTTCGTCCTGAACAATGAACCCATAATGTAGGTTTACATGGTGCAGTACTAACTGAACATTCACCATCAGTTAAGTAGATTAAGTTTTGAAATCTATCTTTATGTTCAAATAAATAATCTAATACTGGTTCATAACTGGTACCACCTCTACCTGATACTTTATAATCATCACTAAATGATCCTTTATACTCATAAACATTTCCAATTTGAGCATCACATTCAATAACAGTTATTTCAGTACCTGTTTTATATATGTGATGAATTTCACTCAAAAATTCTTTCAAATCATCTTTAGAAACTGAACCTGAAGTATCAATAGCGACTAATGTGTTTTTCTTTTGTTTAATTTTAAGAGCCGGATTACCATAGAAGCGTTTATTTGGTTTACGTCTTGTTTTCTTAGTAAATACTTTACTAGCCATGCCATTGAAACGTCTTAAATAAGCTCTCCAATCAATAACAGCTTCTTCACTCACATATAAACTATCAATCAATTCTTTCAACTCACCAGGTATATGTCCTCTTTGTCTTTGTACTTGGTCAGCAGTATCTTTCAATTGATGTTCAATTTGTTTTTCCATCAATTTCTTTTCTGCTTCATCCATGTTTTCAAATTGTTTCCAAAACTCATGAGATGCAGTTACAGTTACTTTAGTACCATCACCTAATGTGATTTCTCTTGGTTCACCATCTCCATTAACAGCTTTAGCAGCATCCATATATTTAGCAACATCACCATCTGGATTTTGTTCTACTTCCTTCTTAATTAGTTCATAATACTTTCTAGTACCTGCTTTTTCAGGTAATTTCATTTCAGCCCAAGGTGCTTGAGTAATTTCTAAACCATCCCAAGTATCATCTTTATACTCGTCTTGAATGTACTGGTTAATTCTA